AACATTAGTTGCAATTTGAGTTTCCTGTATAGTTTTATCTGAGAGATATACTCCACCTTTAGTTTTACCTTGACCTTTGTGTGGTAATACTAAAATGCGCCAACCCGTGGGTTCGGGTAACTTTGATGACTCTAGTTTTTGTTCTTCTTTTTTTTCTTCGTCTTTTTTCTTTTTTTGCACAGCTTTCGCCACATGCACTGGTAAGATTAAATTACTCATTTTGCTCCTGTTTCTTTTTAAGCAGGTCCGAGAGTTCCTGTTCAATATAATTTAATGTATCAAGCTGACCTAAATGATTTTGATAATCATTCCAATCTTTGACCTGATTGTTGATTATTATCTGAGTTATTTGATTTTGTCTAGCTCTAATTATTTTGTAGATTTTATCTACTATGTATACTGTATCCATTCTTTATTTCTTTTTAGTTATTAATCCCATAGCTCCTTTCGCACCCTTGATACCGAAGCTCGCGCTGCAGGCGATGTATAAGAGATGCTTGTAATAATCAGGAAGTGAGTGTAAGGCTTCAAATCCAGCTTTGATATGTGGTGTCCATCCAGGAATGAAGACTGCCACCGCCGGAACCAACAGGCATATTAAAATTAGCTCATCTTTCCAGCTCCCTTTCATTTGATCTACCGCCGATGCTTCCCACGCAATTTTTCCGGCGATTTGGTCCTCTTTGAGTTTAGTCTGAGCTTTTATCTCAGTAACTTTTAATTCTGCTTTTGCCTTTTTCGTCTCCACGAAACCCTTGACGCCGTCAGCGACGACGCCAAGTAAGGGCTTAGCTAAGAGTTGCCAGACCATAGTCTAGGCTCCACCCATTTTCCATAGTACAATTAGAACAACTCCACAAACGATACCAGCTTTAATCCAGTCTTTCATGTTCCAGTCGTTCCATTCTTTGAGCCATTCAATTACATCTTTTACCAATTTCATGTTAACCTCCTAGTGCTCTGTTAAATTAAAATCGGGTTCAAAAACAACCTCTATTTCAGAATCCCCATTTATAGTCAAAACTTTATTAAGTTTGTTTATTGCCTCTTGTACATCATGTTCACAGTTAGAGCAACCACAATGACAAGATCCACCGTTGCTGTGATGACAATCATGTCCGCAATTTTTACAGATAGACATTAATGTATTGTTATTTTTTTGACTTCGTAGTTATCAATACCATTAACAAACGCGTCCATCATTATTTGAGTTTGTTCAGGACCTAAAAGATTTAAATAAATGGTTTTTGCTACGACCATAAGCGAAGCACTAAGAGCCATAGGATCATTAGGATACTTCCCGGCAAAAGTAAAAGCGTCATCCAAAATTTCTTTTGGACTAAGACTTTTTTCTCTTCTTTTTTGTTCTTTTTTTAACATGTCCGCCTTTGCTTGCCATATACGTGGGTATGCTAGCACCTTTTTTCAACATTTGCGATATTTTTTTTGAATCACCCACTCTTGTTCCAGGAGGTTTCCTGTATTTTCTTCTTAAAAGCTTAATTATATTTGGACTAAGTTTAGTATTTGCCATTATTGACCTCTTTTCGATGCTAAAGACACTTCAGCACGTAAATCTGCTATGTCTTCTTGACTTTGTATACGTTCTTTGTCGATATTATCCTTTTGCTCTAGCTTTTTACCTTCAAAATTAAGTTTTTCTAGGTCTAAATCTAATCTTTGCTCTGCTAATTCTCTATTTTGCCTTACTTCTTGAGCCCTTAGCATTAATTCTTGCTGTTTTAAGTTAATTAATGGGTCTTTATCGTCTTTATTCATCATTTCTTGCTCTTCATTTACCATTTCATTGGTTAATTCAGTAATTCTTTGTGCAATTTCAAGTTCATTTTGTTGTTGAAACTGTTGTAAGAGCTCTGGTGGTAACATTCCACCCATTTTTTGTGCTTCTTGCTCAATAAGTGGTGCATTTTTCTTTGTAATTTCTTCTCTTGCTAGTAATGCAACGTGTTCAGAAATGTGTGCTTGCAATATACCCATGGTAGGTGGATTATTTGCAACTAAAAAAGAACTCATGAACGCTCTGTGAGCGTCTATGTGTGCTTGATGTGCCTGACCAGGAAACGCTTTTAGTCCTAACATTTGTAAAGACTTAGCATTTTCTATTCCTGGATCTTCGGGTTGAGGTTGTTGAGGAGGTGGTAAAATCATATCTATGTCTCTAACACCTAATGCTTGATACATTCTTCTGTATGCCTCGTGCATGTTATGCATTTGAGGATTAGAAGATGCCATTTGTAATTGTGTTTGCGCTAGAGTAACGCGCTGCGCCATAGAAAAAATGTTTGGATCAGATACTGGGAGTATGTCAATACGTTGGTCAAAATCTTGTTGCTTAATAATTCTGTTGCCACCACGTACAGCGTAAGGATACTCAGGAGGTAAACTTTCTGAGAAAACTTTAGATAATAATTTAAATTCAACTTTTTGTGCGTAATGTAATCTTTTATGTATAGCGTTCATCACTTTCGTGCCGCGTTCCATAATAGCCATTGTTGTGCCAACAGGATTAGCTTGAGATCCTTCGCCCATTTTATTATCTGCTATAGATGCAAATCTTCGACCTGCGTCTACAACAAATCCTAGTAAAGCAAAAAGAGTTTGACTAGGTTCCTTGTAAGGAATCAACATTAAGGATTCGCGGATTGCTCCTCCTGGTGCGTCTACGTCTCTAAACTCACCTGGTTGTAAAGGTTCATCATCATCTCTAACTCGCAATCCTCTTGCCTTAAATCCTGCAGGTAAGTTTGATAATGTGCCTGCATCAATAAGTTGTCTTAAAGCAGATGTAGCTGTTCTTGATAGTCCACCAAGCATGTGTATAAGACCAAAGCCATAAAAGCCAAGGCCAGGCAAAAACTTGTAATGAACAAAGTATTGAATCTTTTTTCGTAGAATGTCTCCCTCTGCATAGTTGCGATAGATAGATAAGACTTTTCCAGAACCTTCGTCAACAGTGACCACATAAGGTAATTTAATACCAGTTGGTTCGCCTGTTGTCGCGTTCTTATCTTCGAAACCTGGTATGTCTAAATCGCAATGGAACTCTAATAATACGATATCTTCTGCATTGTATGTTTCTGTTACACCGTCTAATTCATCATACTTTTGACCTGCATCATTTTTATCAACGGGACTTTCAGAAATATCTATATCACGATACATACCGCCCACTTGTTTCTTGCGTAACTCATTACCCATCATCTTGACGACGTGAGTTATTCGTTCACAAGATTCCATGTCAGTTGTATTATATGGAATGATTACATCTTCTGCAGGAACAAATTTAGAAACTGCTCTTCCTTTAACTGCATCATAATAAACTTTTTTAAACGAACTACCTGCGAGTGGTAAATGAAATAACATTTGATCTAGTTCTTGATCATATTCTTCCATTTCATAAGTTATTTGATAGTTCATAAATTCTTTCACACGTTGAGCCTGCTCTTCTACTTGTGGATTTATTTCACCTACAATTTGTGTTCGAACAGGACCTTCAGAGGGAAGTAACTCTTTGTAAGCTTGTGCTTGAAATTGTGTAACTGTTTCTGCTAGTAAAGGATGTGTTACACCACTTGCACCAGCAAAAGGTTTTGATCTATCTTCATATTTAAATCCTAGTAAGTCTAATCCATCTGTGTAAGATTTTAACCAATCAGATCTCGCATCTTTATCGTATTCGTAATCGCTCATTAAACCAGAAGACAAAGCTTCTAATTCATCATCAGGTATTAACTCTGCAAGGTTTGCGTTAAACGCTCCTTGGTCTGAAGTATCTTCTGCAGGATTGACGATTGCAGAACCATCGCCCAAGATCATTGCATCACCTTCCATTAAAGGTTGTTGTATTTCTTGTGCTGAATCAGGTTCTATTTGAATATCAATCTGATCGTCTGGATTATTCTTTTCTATTGCCATTATTACTGTGTTCTCATTTTAATTAATTCTTGTAAAGTTCTATCATCAAGAGTTTGAAATTTTCCTGTTCCTTCTTCTTGGAGTTTTAAAAATTGCATTAAACTTTCTATTCCTCTACCTATTCCTTGCATACCTTTTTCTAAAGAAGATTCTCCTTCTTTCATTATTTTTAATTCTTCTTGAGGAACAATTTGAGTATTTAAAATATTAATCACATCATTCATAGCTGCTTCGTTACCGCTCATACCTAATGATCTTAAATAATTACTAGCAAGTTGAACAGTATCAACTCTTTTTTGATTGCCTGCTGCTTTCATAACTTCAGATGCTGCAAACTCTCTTAATCCTGGAAAAGGATCTCTTGAAGTTTTTTCTTGGTCGCCAACTAGCTCTCCCTCACGAGTTCCCTCTTTGTAGCCTAGTGGTCTTGTCATGTAGTTTATATCCATCATGCCTCCTTGGTTTTTGCCCATGTCTTTCATGAGCTGTTCGTATTCGGGTGTCCCCTCTTTTGGAAGTTCACCGCTACCCATCTCTGTGGGGATTAACAAGTCCATACCAAATAATCCTTTAGGCGCAAGAGTTATAATGGCAGTTAGTAATTTCCTAGCTGCAGGAGAATTACCCATTTTAACTAGTTTATCAACTTGTGACAAACCAAATTTAATATTTAATTTTTGAGCAGCTGGAATATTTTTGTTAGCGTTAACTTTATTCATTGCATCAGTTATTTTTTTATCTTGAATTTGTGGGTTCTTAACGCCTACTGCTGTGTCTAAATCTTTGAATGTAAAATCAAACATTTGATCTAAAACTTTATTTAAATTTTTTTGATTAAACTTCCCGCCTGAATTTATTATTTTAAGTCGTTGATCTTTTGCAAACTGAGAAAGAAAACCAGAACTTTCGATAGTTTTAATATCTTTAGGACTTAATCCTTTAAACGCATCTAGTCTAAATTTTTTTAAATCTTTATTATATTTATTAAGTTTAGTGTCACTTAACTTTCCGTCTTTATCTAAGTAATCAGTTATTTCTGGAACATTTTTAAATTTATTTATAGTAGCTTTATTGATTCCTTTTTTTTCAAATGTTTCAAAAAGATTTTCATAGCCCATGCTTCTTGTTACATTAGAGCCTTTTTTTAAATTTTCTATTCTCGTGGTGTCTCTAACGTAGCTTGGATCTTTGATAGCTTCAAAGACTTCGCCTACGCTTACGATAGATGTTCCTACTTTTGGATCTGCCATAATTATTCCTACACCGTAATGGCGGTTTGCACCGCCATACGGCTATCCCAGTCAGGGGTGTGCGATAAGGCTGACTGAAAACTGTTAAAACTCATTTAGGTTCTTCGGCTTGCACCGAAACCTTTTACTGTAATTAATCCGCTGTTAGGTGATGTGTTGATTGCTACGATTTTATCTTTAACAACCATACCGCCATCTTTCATACCTTTTGCTTTTAGTTTAGCTGTAGCTTCCATAAGCCCGCCATCTTTAGCTAACTTGACGTCAACCATTTTAGTAGAGTCCTTGAAACCTACTTCTTTTACATCTTTCATTTTCATTAGTAATACTCCCTTTGTTCCACGGTTCGTGGTTCATCGTAGTAGTCATCGGGAAGTTGTATGAAATTGCCTTGACGGTATCTCATGAGAGCTTGCGTAGTAGAATCTACGTAGTCGTCATGGTCGCCAAAAGGAAAAGCCGCACACTCCTCTATAACGTCCTCGGTCCACCGTTCATCTGGTACCCAAACTTGTCCAGACTCAAACAATGGAGCCACTGAGTTTACCCTGACGTGTTTATCTTGTCCTCTGCTCGGAGTATAATTCACGACAGGTATACCTGCAGATCTTAACTCATCCGTCAGAGGAAGTCCAGAAGCTTTTGCTTCGACGATTACTGTCTCGGGTTCCCAGAACTTGTATTTATCAATAGCATGTTTTTTTAGCTCTGTAAACTCCCATCTACCTCTGTCGGCGTCTAGTAAAATTATTTGAGGCCTATTTTTTCTTGGATGACTGAACACGCCCCAAGTTGTGATAGCAGAGTAGTCAGCCGTTTCTTTTCTACTAAAAGCGGTATCATAACTCTGTATGACGTGGATAAGATCAGGCACTTCTTTCTCATCCCATACTTTCCACCATTCTCGTTTGATAATACTGCCCTCTTCAGAAGTTGGCTTTTGTTGCCACTGTGCTTGCCACTTCTGTTCTGTTAGCGAGGCTTTGGTGGTTTGTAATGTTTCGATGTCCCAGTATTCCGGCCAGATAGGTTTATTGCTGGGTAAGATCGCCGGAAACTCTATGACCTCCCATTGATCGGCTTTGGGTTCTTTTGCTTGCGCATCAATTAATCTGCCTGTTAAATCTTTAGTTCCCCAACGTGTCATGACAATGACGATAGCTCCGCCGGGTTGTAGACGTTGACGAGGACCAGAGGTATACCACTCATACGCATTATCAAATGCTGTCGTAGATAATGCATCTTGTTCTGAGTGCGGATCGTCAATAATCAATAAGTCTGCACCACGGCCCGTGATACTTGAACCAACGCCCGCTGCAAAGTATTCACCGCCATGATTAGTCTCCCA